ATCTGTAGTGGTAGTATGATTGAGGGCAGATAGTGCAAAATTACCCATTGCTACGTTTCTATCTGAAAGTGTATTAGTAGTTAAAGATGAGTAGCCCACAGAAGTATTGTTATCACCCGATGTAATAGCATCACCTGCAAGACCACCAATTAATGTGTTAAATGTTCCAGTTGTAATTCCTTGCCCTGCATTATAACCAACCGCCACATTGTAAGCATCTGTTGCTGTCGTGAAGTTTTGTTGATTTAGTGCGTTAGAACCAACGGCAATACTTTTTTGTCCTAATGTGTCTGCGCCTATAGCGCCATCACCAATAGCAGTATTTTGTGCGCCAGTACTTATTTTATCACCAGCTTTCCAACCCATAATAGTGTTGTAGCTGCCAGTAGTGATATCATTGCCTGCCTCAAAACCAATCGCAATATTACCATCACCAGTATTAACTGCGGCTCCAGCCGAATCACCTAGTAGGACGTTCTGGTTACCGCCAGAAGCTATAGAGCTGCCTGCGTCCACGCCAACTCTAACATTCTGGCCATTGCCTGTTGAAGCAGTAATAATATCTGCGCCAGCGGCAAAGGTTACGTCAGCGGCGAAGTTAGCTGCACCGTCTACGTCAATTACGTCTAGGTTTGCAGTGCCGTTAACGTCGATACTGCCTTCAAGATCAATGTCACCGCCTACAATCAAATCATCCGTAACCGTCAGATCGTCATCAACCAGCAAATCCACAACATTAAGCGTGGCAAAGGCATCAACCATAACCGCGCCAGAGCCCGCACCGTTTGAATAGACGGCCTTAGTCTGACCCGCTGGGATTGTTATGTTAGCCCCCGAGCCCTGAGAAAGTATAATATTCTGTGAACCGCTAGTGCCGTTTTCAATAAACCACAGCTTGCTAACCGTGTTAGGTGCAAGCGTAATTGTACAGGCAGAATCTAAAGTACCAGTGTACTTTAAGAATATCGCTCGACCGGGATCACTAGCACCGTCCGCAATCGTAGTTGTATGTGTGTCTGCGTTGGTGGTAATGGCTTCTGTGCCAAAACCAAACGCTTCCGCAATTAATTCTAGGTTAGTGTTGGTGGTATCACCCCAAGAGCCCGACTGTTCGCCGGAGCCGATTTCCTCTAACCGTAAGTCATTTGTATATACACTTGCCATTGTTTTATCCTATGCTGCGCGTCCGCTCTCAATATTGGCCCAAGAAGGGTCTTGAGAGGGCGTTATATTTAAAAAGTTAGGGTTTTGATCTGGAATGATTTGACCCCACGGTTCGTTTTTCAGAGTGCCAATTATTCCGGTACAGGATATACCCGTTACAAAAATGTTTGCGTCACCAACTGCTCCAGCAGTAGCCGCATTTACAGAGCCTGTCATCGCCACCATTGTGCTGGTAGTGAAATAACTGCCTAACGCTGATGTTCCCGCAATTCCTGTGACAGAGACATTTGCAAATCCGGTGACTGTTACGGCTCCAACCGCCGCTGTTCCACCAACTCCAGTAACAGAAACGGCGGCATCTCCAGACACCGTAGCCGCACCAACTGCTCCAGTTGCAGTTATAGAATAGGCAACATTGGTGTTCCAAGTCCCGGTGTTCCACCCTTGGAGGGAGCTATTCCACCCCTGAAAGGCTGCAACCGGATCGGCCATTAGGCTATCCGGATAATCGCGTTAGAAGCATCCGCCGTTGGGAAGACAATCGTAAAGTCGCCGGAACTAGCCGCCTTGTCTGCACCAAAGTCTAACACACAAACAGTGGGGTCCCCCGAAGCCGCATCGTTATAAATCAAAGCGCCACGCACAGCAGAAATCGTAACCGTCGAAAACACCTCGTCAGCGAAATCGGTGAAAGCGGTCGTGCTACTGCTTGTAGGCGTTACACTCGTTAAAAAGTTACCTCCAGCCGTGTAGTTCGTGCCGCTAATCTCATTGGTTGCAGTATAAGCAGTAGTTGCCGCAGTGAAGGTTGCGCTGTTGTCATAAAGAGCAAGTTTAAAAACGTTACTCGCTGCCGTGAAATTATGCACCGCCTTCATTAATTCTACTTTGAACGAAGTACATAGAAAGTTGCCGTTAAAAGCCATTTACATTTTCCTTATATATTCGGCCAACTTCGGCTGACCAGCATCTTTAATTGCATTATATACCGTAGTTCTGTCGCTTTGAATAGCCTGTTTCATATAGACGGCTATGACCTTCTCAACTTCGTCTCGGTACGCAAGAGCCTGATCCCTTATTTCGGGGGGCGCGGTTTCGGAAACATTTATGATTTTGCTCACACAACGTTTCGCAGTTTCTTCAGGGGTAAACCCGCGGTTATCCGTAGTCTCAACCCCCACCTTAAAATCATTAGACATTGATACACCAAAAGACATGTTGTTCATTGTTTCTGCCTCACCACTGGTCCTGTTCTATACTCGTCCGTTACTTCCTTGCTCTCGCCAAGAAGTTTTAGCCCCATAATGGCTTCTACAAAGCGTTTTTCATACAAGACTTGCATGTCCTGCTCGCCTTTCATAAAAATATACGCTTCCATCAAACTTCCGTACAAAAGAGCTAGATCGGCGTTCTCACTAAGCCAAGTTTCAGTAATGTCCGGAACTATCTTTTCTGACGTTGTTCCACTGGGAACGCTATTAACTACAGCAACAGCCCCGCTGGTATTTCCAACTAAAGCTGTTCCAGAATCCGCCGTTCCTCGGGGGTAAGCGTCCGTAAGACCCGCAGGAAAATTAGCTGTTAAAGTTGTGTTATCCGCCCCAGTGGTTCCAGTAACGATAAAGGAAGAGTTTGCAGTGGAAGAAGTTGCGCCCGCAGGAGTTGCAATAATAGTTTCTCCAGCGGAGAAAACAGTTGATCCAGTGTAGGCAACCGAAAAAGTTGTCTGACTCTTAGTTAGGCTGGTTGGACGATAAAAATAATTAAGTTCAACCGCATAAGCACTGTTAGGAGTGGGGCTTAGAATAAGATTGTTTAAATCATATTGAGCGTAAAAACGAGGAGCGCCTGTGACGGAAGGGTTAGGGTTAAAAGACTGAATAAAGTTTGGGTCTCTAAAATCTAAAAACACGGAGTCTTCATCACTGTTGGTAAAAGACAAAGAAAAAGGCGCTAAAAAATCGCTTGGAACCCCTAAAAATTTATTAGAAGCCGACATTGCGCCAGAATCGTTCTTTTGGAACAAACTTAATTGAACGTTCTTTAAAATACGTTCCTCTGTGTTTTTGATGAAAACAGGAAGATTACTTACAAAGGTTGTCTCATTGTTGTCAGTGTAATCAATTATTGCCTGTTTTAATGTAGTGTAAGTATAGCTCATGTTGTAACCACCGTAATAACTCCTACAAGGCCAGTGCCCACTATGGGAAGCGGAAACGGCTCTTCAACCAAGGCAATCCCTACAAAAACGTCTAAAGTCTCTGCTACATCGGGGCGGGCGTTCTTTAAAGACTCGGGATCAGTTACTTTTCTAAAAGGCCCCAGTTGCGGCTGTTTTGGTTCAAACTCGTCGCGTCCAACCAGCAAGCCGTTCCACTCCTTGCGCATGTCTCTATAGCGATACCGGAAACCGGATCGGTCAGAGATTGCATAAGAGTTTTTGCCCGACGCAAACTTGCTCATTAGCCCATCCTATAATAATCGTACTGAGGTACAACGTTGAACGATGCACGGTCACGATCTTCGGTCATGGCCCGCTCAAACTCTTCCTCGTACATGGCTTTTAAAAGTTGAACACGTTGAGGAGCCCGCTTAACGGAGATATAATAAGCCAAGCCCGCAGCCAAACAAGGATAAAACCTGAAGGGCATGTCCATATTGTTTATATAAGTGTCCGCGTCGTCCATGCGAGTAAGCGCGTTGTAATAAACAACGTCTGTGCTGTTGTCAGGAACAGGCCAGAGTTTAAGACTCGGTGTAACCTGCCTGTCTAAAAAGAACTGGTTCGGGCGACCGTCTGTGGTCTTGTTTGGAATTGTAATATAATCATCTCGGCTTAACCTAGACAAAGAATAATCCGTGCCATCCCGACTAACTATCAAAGACAAAATATCAATAACATCAGCGCCCAAAGCGTATTCGCCCGTTCCTTCCACCATTGCAACCGTGCGCTGCGCAATAGTCCACTGGTTTAAACCTCGGTTCGCCCACTCAGCCAGCATTAAGTTTAAAGAACGTTTGGCTGATTTTAAGTCGTAACCCGTTCGTACCTCTAAGCCGCAACGCTCAAACGCTTCTTCAATATATTCAGCCACGTCTAGCTCAAAATTTACGCTGTTAGAAACCGCCATATCATTCCTCGCTGTAAATATTGTCGAATATTTGGTTTACATCTAGTGTATAGTCTAGATCAGATTTAGAATAATGTACATGCTGAGACGGTTTGAAGTCTGGAGCGCCTTTCCCGGTTTCAAACCAAGCAGGATGCGTTACCCGCACACGGTTATTCGGCAACGCAACAATATTACCCGTCCATTCCCCCGCCTCTAAAAGCTGCATAACATGGGCTTGCTTGTGTTGAGCGGGGTCATCTGCAACGTCGGTATCGGTATAATCAACTGTAAACATATACTTTGCTGGAAAGAATTTACCGTCTATCTTTGCCATCCATGGACAAGGTGTAGCTCTTTCTAATGTATATACCGCATGAGTATGAGACGGACAGTCCCAAGGTTGCGCATTGTGTACCGCCATTGGAGCGGGCCAAGCCTCTAAAGGTTCGTCAGCAACTAAGGCCGTTATAGGCATCCGAGCCCACATTGCACCACCGTGAACGTTTTCGTCACCGTCCTCATCAGCCTCACAACCCGTAAATATTACTTGAAAGCTCAAGCAACGGTTGGGCATTGTAGTTACAGCAATCACCATAGCATGCAGAAATTCGCCGTGGTAACGCTCATGGTTGACCGTATACTCACGACGAACCCAACACTTAAAGTGTGGTATATTACTTTGCAAAAAAGGCATTTAATTACTTTTTCTTAGCCGCGCCGCCGCGTTTCATTTTAGTAACGCCACCTTTAGCGAAACCTTTTTTCTTCATCATTGCGCCGCCCATGTTTCTTTTAGCAACGCCACCTTTAGCGAAACCTTTTTTCTTCATTGCGCCGCCCATTTTCTTTTTAGCAACGCCGCCTTTAGCGTAACCTTTTTTCTTCATCTTTTTCATGCCACTGATCCTTTTGTTTGTTTGCGTCTACTGGTTAATACTTTTCCACAACCTCTAGCCACTACGCTTCCGGGAGAAGTATTACCCCGAAAAGGTCTCTTCGCTTTTGTCACAGAAGGGTCTCCACCTCTGGACATGTTTTTAACGGTAGCAGCTTTTGTGTTTTTTACAACTTGTTGACCTTTGGAGCCAGCTCTTTTCTTTTTTGCAGCCGTAGCTTTGCGCTGGCCTTTAGTAAGAGACTTAGCTTTACTTTCAGGAAGGCATCTATCAGGGTTTTTCTTGTCCTTAGACGTGCCACAGGGGCCCTTTATAGAACCGTCCGCCCCAATTCGAACCCAATTCTGGTCGCGCCACTTCTTTAGCTCTCCCATTTACTTCCCCTTGCTTTTCTTAGCATAGTTAGGGTCTTTACAATACTTGGACGCTGCCATGTTTGCATACGCCGAAGGATATGTATCAAATGTTCTTTTAGCCCATGCTTTTCCAGAAGGGCATATTTTACTGCCTTTAGATTTTGTTGAAGCTTCTCCACCATTTTTAAAGTAACTTAAACCTCTTGGCATAACGTTTTTTTTACGAGGAGAGGTAGTGATTTGTTTGTTCATTTGACCACGGCTTATTGTCATATTAACACTTCCATCTTTTACGAGCTTGGCGCAAACGACTGTTTGGGTCTTTCGCTGCCTTTGGAAACTTTTTCATCTGACCCAAAGAACGGGCGCAATAAGACTTACGCCGCTTTGCATCCGCGCTGCCTTTTTTAACTTTTCCAGTAACCGCCGTTTTTAACTTAGAACCGGGGTTCTTTCGTCTGTATGCAGCCACACCTTTTTCAGTCATCCCCGCCCCAGATTTAGTAGGGCGAAAATTCTTTTTGTTTCGCGCAGGCATTTCGCCCTTGCTAGTTTTTTTCTTAGTGTCAGCCATACTTTTTACGCATATACAAAATAATTGTATAAGTGTCCGCGCTCGTATGACCTACGGTTGTAAAAGCAAGGTCCCCGGTTTTGCCACTTCCCGCGTTGTTGGTTAAACCACCAAAAACAGTATAGTCGTGGGAGCCGCTCTGGTTTTCGCCAAGCTCAATGCAAAATGCGTTCGTAGTCGCATCCCAAAAAATTTGAACCTTCATACCAATGCACTGCCACCAAATACGTTCAATCACAACACCCGTACAGGCTTCACCGTCCACACTGGGTTCCAAAGCAGAAACATCAACCTTTGTGACGGCGGCTTCTCCTGACCCGTCGGAAACGTTAGTGAACTTCATAACGACATGTTTACCGCCGTCGATCAGAGTTTGTGAGGTTACAGCATCTGCCATATTAATCTCCTATAAAACATAGGCGGGGCGTTAACCCCGCCAGATTATTAAGCGTTGTAGCCAAAAAATTCGATAAGGATTTTACCAGCAGTATAGTCCGCGTTAGTAGCAGCACCTGTAACCAAGTACATAAACTTGCTAGCCGCTGGCGGTACAGGAATGCCCAGTACAGAACCCGCTGCTAAGTCGCCGCTGTTCAACATCTGAACTTGGTTAGACAAAGAAGTAATAGCCGCATCTTCAGCGCCAGTTGAC